TTTAACCAGAGATTGCCTCTCCCCGACTACTCTAAAATCAGTACATACCATAGTCTTGACCTCTCAAATGCGACGGACTCCTTCCCGATATGTTTCCAGGAAATTGTCCTATCACTTATGTTTAATCAAGAGTATGCAAGAACCTGAAGGAAACTCCTAACGGACAGGCCCTTTGTTTATCGAGATCCCGAAACTTGTAATCGTTTCGAGATGACTTATTCTAAAGGACAGCCGATGGGAGCCTACAGCTCTTGAGCTGTTTTCTCATTATGTCATCATGTAATAGTGAGGATTGCCCAAATGAGGGCAAAGGTTTCAGGAACACCATACATGCTCCTAGGTGACGACATTGTCATTACTGACAAAGGAGTCGCAGATCACTATTTGAAGATCATGGATGACTTGAAAGTTGATATATCAAGTCAAAAGACACATGTGTCCCCTAACATGTTCGAGTTCGCAAAACGTTGGGTTCGTAATGGTATTGAAATAACAGGAGTCCCTATTAACGGATTCCTGCAGGCTAAAGACAGATGATGAATGTATGTCTCAGAAGTTCAAGACACATTCAACAGAGTCAATCGCCACACCGATATACCGGCCCCGGGTCTCTACCAAGAAGTTTTAAAAGCATACAGTCTGCTCCCCTGGCGTTTCGCAAGGAGATGCCATGAGCTATCCCTATTCCTATCTCCGGATAAGGAAGAACGGAAAGTGAGGTGGGGAATGTTAATGAATAAGTTAACCCCTAACACTCATAGGCTGTGGGCTGAGAAGGATGGAGGAATCCATCTCTTGGAGTCCACTTTATTGGATATTGAGACTGATAACCTAACTGGGGAGCTTTCTCGTGTAACGGCACAATCGAAGGAGATTGCAAGAGCACTCGAACAGTTATTACACTGTTCGGGAATAGCCGAAGGATCCTACATGGCAGATCCATTCAAGCCACTCGTAGCCCAATCTCATTTATTCGAAGGCCGAGCCGTCCCTCCGCTCCCCAATCCCAAGCTGTGAACCTCTATACTGCCACCGAATTGAATTGTTTCGGAGGCCCTGCGTCTTACGAAAAACAGACTTTCGAGATTAAAGGATCGCGATGTCCCTCCAGACCTTTTGATGGAGTGATGTCGTGCAGCTATGGTGTCTGACCCACTCAAGATATTA